AGCAAGAAATTAATACCATCAACAGCAGTGTCGATGATACCTTGCCCTGGTGCACTAAGACGTTCTTTTACTTGTTGATTGGTTTCCGCAATGGGTTGACCAAAATAAGTAAAGTTTGAAAAATCAAAAAGCTTAGCAGGTTCTCTTTCTGATTGCTCGCCCGTAGGCTGAGACTCAGTTTCAACTGGTGTAGGTTGCGCTGCCGTAGCAGGTTGTGTATCTTGCTGAACAAGGTCAACAGGCGTTACTTCTGGTTGCTGTTGAAATGCTTCAACTTGCTCATCAGAAAGTGTTGCCTGTTGTTCTTGCTCATCCAACACAAAATCCTCACCTATGGTTGAGTATTCTGAGGGATCTGTCATTTTGTTTTTCTGTTAATTTCCAAGTGAATTAAGTATTTGAATATCTTCTTCCGTGATTGGGCGCATCAAACCGCCAAGATGTAGGTGTGTTTCATGCCTTGGATCACCATCGCCAGGACCGATTACTTCAGCAAATAAACCAAGCTGCCGAATTGCATCTTTTAAAATTCTTGTTTTTTCAATAGAACCAGCATAGTCCCCAGTCTGGTGTGTTACATCAAATGCCTCACCATAGTTATGATAACTATTGCCTGCATGAACAGGTGCAGTACCACCGAAGTCAGGATGCTCGCCTACTTGAAAACCAAGCTGTTCAAAAACAGTACCTACAGTTTTATAGATCGGTTCGTTACCTGTATATGTAAGGGCACCAGTAGGAGATGTTTGCATACTACCACGTACCGGCATGTTACCATATTTCTCTGCTGCTGCTCTTTCTATTTGATGGTAGTTCCCAGAGCTAATAAGCTTGTTCCATTCAGGAGAGCTGTTGTCTTGCAGTTCAGTAAAATCGTTTGGTGTTACCAGTGGAATGTTTGAACCGCTAACTTGGTTGACCCTTTTAACGATTGCATTGTGGATTTCAGTAGGTTTTTTCTTATAGTGCCTTGAGAGAAAATACACTACATCATCAAATACAATAGGTTGGTTTGTCTCTTGCTGTTTAGATACCCCTGATATTTGATCGGCAGGTACAAGGTATGGATTGTTTTGAATGAGGTCTCCCAAAGTTCGAGAGGTAGCCATTTTTTTACGAACCCAATTCAAGTGCTGCTGATCATCAGGATCAGGTACACCGATTTCTAGGTACTCCCTACCTTTAGGACCTTCCCTGTAACGAAAGGGATTTTGTGGGTCTCCATTAGAACCATCAAGAATGGCAGCAGTATCGACATAATTTGTAAGGGCTTTGTTTGTAGCATCTGCATTGTTTGTTTTAGATAGGCTGAATTTATGATCACCACTGACAAACTGAAGCATTTTTGCTTTAATAGCCTCTACTTTTCCGTTAGTATCACCTGGAATAGTGGAGCTAAAATCAGCTGCTTTTTTAGCAAGGCTATCGATGTTTGCCATAAGGGGTTTATAACCTTCACCGTATAGATCTACTTGCTGCTGTTCAAATTTTTCTTTTGCATATTTCTTTTCAGTAGTATCTCTAATACTATTGACATAGGGAAGGTCCATTGTTTTGTTCCTAAACTTTTCATCTGTAGTGGACCTAATATCTACTAGATTACCTTTCTTTGCAGTAGAAAATCTGCTTGCAAGTGTTGACGGGAAGTCTACACCTGGGAATTGCTTTTGAAAAGCTCTTCTAAGTTCAACTTCTCTTTCTTCTAGTTCTGGTTGGCTGCGGGTATCATCAATTACACTTTGAATAGTATCAGTGTTTTGTAGCTCCCAGTTTGCAGCTTCAGCTTTGCGTGCTTTTAACTCAGCATTTATTTGCTTAGTTTGGTTATCCCTTAGTTTAGCTAAAGCGGGTCCAACTTGTGAATCATAATGTGATTCCCTAAAAGGTTTTGTATTACCTTCTATAGGAAGTACAAAGTCAAGAATTGCTTCCCGATTTTCTTCAGATACATTTGGATCTGATATAACTGCAGACATCATCTCAAGTATCTTAGCATTGCCTAAAGCTTTACCACCTGAATATCCAAAAGCAATATCATCAGGGTTGCCGGTTCTGAGAAGAGTTTCAGTTTGATCGACCAACATAGCTTTATCTTGCTGGAAAGCTGCATTAAGCGCAGATTCTTTACCAGCACGCCGCTTACCCTGAAGATATTCTATAGTTTCCGGTAGATCACTTCGGTCCATACCGGAGTGCGCTACTATCTCTGCTTCTAGCTGATTGTAAAATTCATTTACTAATTCAGGGTTGCTTTCTATTTCCAACCCTGTAAATGTTTTACCATTTGCAGCTGTAAATTCTCTTTTATAACCTGCCCTTATATACGCCTCTGCTGATGCGCGAAATCTTAGATCCTCATGCCGACGTTGATGTCTGTTCAAACGGGCGGGGTTGGTGACAATAGGTTTAAGGGATAACCTAATGTCTTCACCGCTTCTAATTGACTCTTCTATATTATTAGCATCCAAAACAACACCGGCTTCTGCTTCTAATTCCTGTGCCCTTCTTCTTTCTTCAAGAGAATATGGCTCAACCGGTTTGTTTTTAATATCCTCGGCTTGCTTAAAGTCTATATACTTAGCAGCAGATTGACTAAAATCAGCGATACTACCAAGAATATCTATCGTAGCTTGAGTATCAATTTGAGATTGCTTGATCTTAGCATTGATACCTCCAATTTCTCTTTCAGCTTCAATTTGAAGATTCCTAAGTTCAATCTCGTGATTTTCCTTAGTAATCTGTTCTTGGTAAGCCTGGTCTGACTCTAACGCACGGCGCTCGCGTTCACGCTGTTCGTCTTCAGCCTGATGCCTATTACGCATTCCTTGGATAAGCCGGTTGCTTTCTTCACGCATCCGGTCAATACCTGCTGTACTCAATTGTTGTGGATTGAAACCCCTACGTTTTGCAGAGGATTTATATCGGATACGTGCCATAGTTTAATTAATAAAAGTTACCTGTTGTAGGATTTATTGCACCTGTTGCTGCTTTGGCTGCGCCAGCAAAGCCTTGGAAGATTGGTGCCCATACACTTTGTTGTTGCGGAGGTGGTACATAGCCAGGAAGTGCTTTCATGCGATCGACAAACTCACGTTCAGGTGGGAGTCGTGGTGCCGGATCATAACTCAACCTATCAGGTCTCAGCATCATATTTGCTTGAGTATTGATGTCCGCATATGCACGATCAATAGAAATCTGTTTAATGTTACGTTCAGTTTGAGCGATATTACTCTTCATGTTTTCGTTCATAACTCCAATGTTGGCATAAGCCTCATCCTCTGCGTTTTGAATAGCATCATCAATACGTTGCAGATTGAGACCAACACCTGCCTCTTGAAGACTAGCATCAGCATTCAATTCAGCCAGCTGGATAGCAGCTTTTCTATATGTACCATTTAGTTCAGAACCAAGGGCCATCAAACTACGTTGCAAGGCAGCAGCGTTAGATTGCTGTGCTTTAGCAGTAGATTTACCAGCTTGACCAGAAGCTTGAATTGCTCCTTCCGCCAACAAACTTTCGACCATAGCAGCTTCTTTCTGCATAGCCCCCTGTTCCATTAATTGATCAACAGTATTTTGAAATGATTGAGCACCAAAACGTTTTGACTGTTGAATACCTGCTAACTGAATATTAGCTTCCTGTCGATTGAAATTTTGCTGAGCGTAAGCCTGTTTAAGTGCACTTAAATTACTTTCGTGCTCAAACTGTTGTTCAATAAAAGCTTCCTCAAGAGCAGCTTGTTCAGCTTCAATACCTTGCCTTTGGGCTTGTGCATTTAAACCAAGCTGTGCGTTACCAATAGATTGAGATTTTTGGTATTGTTTAAGGCTTTGGAGGTATTGAAAGTCTTGCAGTTCAGCAGAACGCTGCCATTGACCCATTGCAGTTTCGTGATTAAACTCACGCATTGCAAAGTAATTAGCCTTATCAGCAGCGTCTAACTTATCGTTATGTTTGTTCTGCTTTTTAGCAATTTTTTTATTAAATTTTTTCTGCTTTTTGGCCGCTTTTTTGGCACGCGAATTATTTTTAGAAGCTGATGAAGCTCCAAAAATACCGCCAGCAATCGAAGCAGCGGCGCTTACACCTGCCAAGGCAACAGCCGGAGCAATCCTCATCTCCAAACCGGATACAGCAAGCTGTTGATCTAGGAGGTTTTCTTTTGGATTAAACATTAAGCCCTCCTATAGAATCGTGGGGAATAGATACCCTCCCACATCATTGACACCAACGATACAGGGTATGGAAAATCACTTGTCACTTTTAATTCAAAATTAGTATTACGTTGATGGATGGGAACAATAAATTGTCTTTCATCTTTTACAGGATTGCTATCAGCACTGTACCGATCACCATCAGCTGTAGACTCTACATTCTTCCATTCATTAGATCCATCAGCTTTTACTTTGAACCGGATAGCGCCAGTTCTACCGACAGAGAATTTAACTCGTGAAATAGTTAGAGCAGCAGTGAAGTCAGTTGTGTTAGGTTGTGGTCTGTAGTAAAACTTAGGCAGTGTTACTTCAAAGTCATAACCGTAACCTACGACAATACCATCGGCATAGTCAGTAAATTTACCTTTGACTTCAAAATAGCGATAACCTGTACCACTTTCCGTACGCTCTTCTGCTGCAGCATAATAACCAGCATCAGCATCAATCACAGCAGTTGTATCTACATCTGCCTGAGGGACGCTTAGCAGCATAACAGCTTGCTTTTCGTCAATAGGTGTGTAAGGTACGTAGACCTTTGTTACATCATTGGTCTCATCATACACCACCGCATCGACGCCTCCAGCAGGGCTGACGGGGCGTGTAGCCATGTCTAGGCACGGATTACCTGTCATGCTAGTTGACGTTGCTACAACGTCTCCTGTGGGGATCTGGTCAAGGGTTACTTTACCAATGGTGTATTCATCTTCATGCTGAGATACAATGATAACATCGTCATCAATAATATCTACAGCTTGGATGGTAGTAGGTAGTTGCCACTTAGTCCATGCTTGGAAGAGATCTTGCTCACCATTATTGTAGAACCTATAGAGGTAGATATAAGATGAAGATCTATCTGTCAACATGACAACAGAGTTCTGCGGACTGACAGCAAGACTATCAATAGTATTAGGAATCCACTCTAGAACTGTTTTACTAATGTCAACCACAAGTGGGCTTTGTTCAATCTCCCGAAGCTGCAAAGTAAATAACTTAGCATAACCCGGTACTGTATTAATGAAACCTGTTGTAGTTCCAATATCCACAGGAGGAATGGTAGCGTCCATTTCATAGTTAGAAATCGCCCTAATAAGTGTTGTCTTAGGTGTTAGCGTAGTCGCACTGGTAGAAAGCACCAGGAACTGCTGCCTAGCACTAAACAACAGAAGACCTTGTGGAGAAGGTAGGACATCAGTCAAGACGACAGGTCTAACACTAGCTACGTTTAGGTCAACAGGATCAGCATCGGTCTGTGCTAATGCAGATTTAACAAAGAAGTTAAACGAATCATTAGCTCTACCAAAGAAGATGTTATCCTCTGAAAGAACACCAAACCTATTGTTGTAGAAGAATGTTGCGTTTATAGGATAACCGATAAACGAAGGTGTTGGGCTGCTGTTATCGTCACCAACCTGCCTTGCTGTCCAAGGAATCTGCTTAAAAATAAATGTAGTAGCACCTGTATTCTCTAACTGATAAGGCATGGTAGCAGCATCGAGCCCTGGGGACGCATCCCTAGCGACTGCTTCTTTCCAGAACCCCTTACCACGTGTCCCGTTATATGCCTCGTACTCTAGATAATAATCATCTTCTGCAGAACTTGTATTTGTAATTTTTACATGATGTCCATTAAAAGATTCTGCAGGCAAGTCACTAGCATCTTTTACACTATCCTGAAATACCTCAAGAGATAGGTTAGCAAGACCACCTTTTCCTTCAATAGTAAATGCAAGAGGTGTGCCAGTGGGTTGCGTGTAATCTGTAACTACAGCATTTGTACCTGATGTACGCTTAATTACAAGGCTATTCGGGTATGCCTCTAGCGACCATACTCCATCAAAATCAGAGTTGTTTGCAGAGTGTTGTGCATCAATTGTAGCCTTAATAGCATCAACCAAGTCGTGGTTAGTATTTACATTCGCACTATCATATAGAAGAAAGTCGTCATATGTAGACGTGCTTTGCGCAGTAACTTCAGATTTAATACCTTGAATAGTTACTGAATAATTATAGTCAGCAGTAAGTGTTACCAGTTTAACTGTAGCTACAGAATTAGCAACATACGTACCAGCTGCTTGCATTGCAGTGGTAACTGTTTTGTTAGTAATAACAGTAACATCCTGCACACTACGGAAGTGGTAGTCTGATTGCTTAGTACCAGTCAGGTAAGAAGCACCGTTGTTAGTTACTGTACAAAAGGTGCCATCAGCTTTAGTCCATACATAAATGTTAGAACCTTTAATAGCACCAATATAAGAACCTGCATCATCGCGGTCAATAAAGAACCATGCAGCATCAGCTAGTTCTGCCTTGGTAAATGCATCACCGTTTGCTTTCTTAAGCACGTTAACATGCTCCATACCAGGTCTTTTAAGCAGACCATAGGTTGGATCAGGGTATCCATTAACGCATTCAGTAACCTGATTAATTAGTTTTTTGTCATCATTCTGGCGGGATACACCACCAAGAAAATTAGGAGTTGTTTGAGTTACTGCTGGCATTAGCGTTGTAGGGTATGGAACGGCTTATATGGTCGATAGAAGTTACCATGACTAGGTGAGCCAAAGAAGGAATAATCACCCTGGTTACACTCATACTCCAAAGCTTGAGAACGTGTAACAGCTTCTTTTTGTTGCAGGATTTGGTATTGATTAGAGTCACCAATAATACGGCTAGACACAATAGCTGCAGCACGTGCAACGATGTGTGCTTGGATTGGTGCAGGAATACTTTCCCAATCAAAATACCATACAATGTCTACATAGACAGTCTCTGCTGTCCACTTATAGCTATGCTTTTTCTTGTCGTAAAGCTTACCTCCACGGAAGACGGCATCCTTTTCAATGTTTTCAGGGTAGCCCTGGTTTAGATCCATCTGCAGAACATCGCCTGGAATGTTAATCTCGTCGTTAGAATCAGGTGTAATTTTATAATCAAACTCAGTATTATATGACCAGCCTTCAGCCTGTACTTCACGTGAGACTTCCCTCAGGGTGTTGAGTGCAATCGCAACGTCCGGGTTGGTTTGAGTTTCAACTCTAGTTGTAACCTTGTTCTGTGTTAGTGCACGCTCAGAAATAGTTTGTGAGATATTGATAGTATAAGTATATGTCACAGGGGTAGTAGCTTGTTGCACACCAGCCACAGCAATAGAGGTACCAGTAGCTACACCTGTACCACCAATATATGTACCAACAGGAATGTTAGCAGTTTCAGTGGTTAGAGTAGTACCAGAAATAGAACCAGTAAAACGGTCTACCTCATTGATTACAATAGTTTCTTCAGTTGTCAACGTGGTTACAGGAGCCTGACCAACTGACGCCAGGATCTGATTAACAGCTTTAAGCTCAGTGGAGCCAGTAGTTAGGTAAGGCATAATTGCAAATGAGTATTATTCTCAATAAAGAATTAAAAAAAAGGAGCCTCCGAAGAGACTCCCGTATAATAAAATACTATCAGGCGTTAGCAGGATAGGAAGTACCAAAGGCACCATCAGCAGCAGAACCTGCATACAGCTCAACACAAGCAGCAGGGTTCAGGAAGTCTGCGCCCATGGCGAGACGACCCAGGATCACGTCACCCTGGTAGATGGTAGAAACGTCGCCACTGGTGACTTGCACCTGAGGGGCGATGGCTTCCACACAACCTGCGCCTTCACGTTGGAAGATCAGACCACAGGAAGCATCGAAGGCATCTTGACCACCGTAGTTGTTATTGAGACCGTTACCAACGGTACCAACCTCCAACTCAGTATCGCTACCAACAAAGTCGCCAGTGTTGCCAGGATTCTTAGGCAGAGTAGCACCATCAGCAGAATACTTAACACCGTAGTTACCCAGGAACGGAATGTTCATGGACTTGAAGATCTTGATACCAGCGATCTCAACGACACCCTTACCGGTCTGCAGGCCAGTGCCTTGCTCGTCACGGTTGATCAGTCCGTTGTTGCCAACTTGCTGAATCAGGGCATAGTATTGGCGAGGGTTGAGGACCCCGACACGCCCGTCTTGGCTGACACCCTTTTCGTCAAGAGCAGCAGCTGCATTGTAGAATGCAGTTACCAGCGCCTGGGCATCAAAAGCATCTTCAGCAGCTCCACCAACTTGAACCTGAGTACCACCGGGTTCCTCCATACTTTGAAGGGCACCACCAGTACCAGTAGACTGAACAGGAGATGCTTGACGTGCACCTTTAGCGATGGCACGGAAGATCAGCCGGTCATATTTTTCGGCAAGAGCGTAGCCGATCTTACGAGAGATCTCAGAACGCATGTCATAATGAGAAAGAGTCTCATCAAGGTCGTACAGGAATGCACTGGAGATCAGCAGATCATCGACCGTGATGGTCTTCTCAGCCACCGGAGGTGCACCATTGGAATCACCCAGGATGCTGTTACCAGGAGTATGGTACTCAGCCTTGGTACGTCCAGTGTAGATAAACTGGAGAGATTTACCGCTGGTCAGAGTACGACGCATAATCAGATCACGAGCGATCGTATTATTCTGGAAACCTTTGAACATCTCTCCGGAGAAGAGTTTCAAATAAAGAGCGCGGGCATCACCCGTCGCGTTAGATTGACCGGGGCGAGTCAGGCTCGCAGCCATGTCAGAAGATTGAAAAGCCATTGTATAAAGTTAAAATGTATTTAGACAGACTTCAAACGTTTGAAAAATTTTTTGTGGTCTATTCCCACCGTCTAGACGGCTAGAGGTATCGGCGTACCGGCTCTAACCAATGACTGGGAGGGGAG